CCATATCTTTCGACTTGAGAACAGTCGACACACACTTTGTAACCAAGATCAACTCTGCCTTGAGGTATTATATTATCACATTTTTTACATTTCATATTTATATTATCCAACTTAATTCGTATTTAATTTGTGTTTGTATTTCCACATTGTATCTATTATCGCTCTTTCTAAACTATCTATATGACTTCTTTTAATAGTAATTTGCTGTTGTAAGTATTCATTTTCTACTTCTATTTGATCTATTTCACGTTTTAATTCATTAATTCTAGCTAAATTTAGTAGCCAATTAACAAATATTAGTAACGCTATTGCAAATATTATATTTCTTACCATTAGTCTAAACTTGGAGTTATACCATTTTTTATATCTATATCTATCATTTCTTTGATAGCTCTTGCTTCTAGCTCTTGTTTTGGACATGGAGCCTGCTCGCTAGCCCAAATATCACAAGCTTTTTGCTCAATTTTAGCTAATATAGTGTTATCGAGCGTGCTTTCATAGCCAATATGGTGACAAGTACCGAAGCTATCGATCACATATACACTGTAATGAGTGTTGCCTTCATATTTAGTAATTTTTATTTGTTTCATAATTTTATATTTACATTATTATCCATTAGTAATCGTATTTAGTTTGTGTATAGCAACGAAATTAGTCAATCTCGTCGCAATTTTCACAATTTGAGCTATCACTAGACATTGCTTGTAATTGTTGGTGAGTTTCAACATTTGCATAAGCAGGACAACTAGTGACATAGTTTGCGCTACCGCAAGAAGTCATACACATTATTACTACTATTAACAGTATAAAACCGCTTATTAAATAGATTTTGTTTAAAGTTCTTTCAAATTTACACATAGTTTTAATTTATTTGTTAGTGGTAGTGTGGGACTTGAACCCACTCGATTATTCGGCCGCCTTTCTACCTAGTCTACTTGTTCGCATTTTTTATAAGTCGCTAAACAAAGTGTAACTACGACTTGAGTCACTCTGTGCTACTCAGCACTTCACATGGAGCTATTTTGACTCTGCTTTTGGCTATACTAACTCTTTACCTCTACAAATCATTGGTATGTTATTAGTTGCCGTGTATGACTTATACTTTGTCCAGCATGGTAAGTTAGTTAAAGTATCTTTCATTATTTCAAATACTTTGTCGTGATTGTAAGTGATTTCATCACCTTTTTTGTTAGTGAAAGTTATAATTTGATTTTTACCAATTAGTGACTTTCTTACTACAAATCTTTTGCTTTTTAATACATTTAATACATTTTTCATAATTTTAATTTTTATTTAGTTAAACATTTTATTTATACACATTTTTATTATCCATTTACATTCGTGTTAAGTTTGTAAAGGTATGCAATTTGTTTATTAGTTATTTCAGTTACTAGTGTTATTGCGCCACTTCTCTCAATTCACAATTGTAATTTAATTTACATTTGTTAGTTTTGTTACATTTATATTATCCAATATAACTCGTATTTATATTGTGTAAATTCTTATTTGAGTAATTAGATTCATTGGTAGTTTTTCTTCAAGATTCATTATGTATTCTAATTCTTCATTGATTTTAGTTAAATCGTTGAATGTATGATATAATGTTTCGAATTCGTGATTTAGTGAGATTTCTATTTCGTATTTCATAATTTATTTATTTTATTTGTTACATATATATTATCCATACTGTTCCGTATTTAGTTTGTAAGAAATGCTATACATATTATGTGACATTAGGCTATTAATATAAGGAGAGTAACAGGCAAGTGTCACAGTTTTGGAGGTGTTACCAGGTAAAAGCTAAAAACCTACGGCAAAATGGTTGTAAACAAGGGCCCGTGGGGCTTTTGCAAGTTGTTTTAGATAGTGGAGCGGGTCTATAGGGGAGGGCGCAGCACTATTGCTCTATATTTATAACGATTAAAAATTCACTTTTCTATGTAATAATATAGGTATGGCTAAACAGAAACTATCACCTAAAGCAAGTGCTGCTAAAAAGAAAAGAGATTTAGCGTTTGCTAAAACATTTGCAAGAAAGAAAAAGAAAGCAGAGAACCAACGTAAAAGACGAGCTGCTATCAAGGCTGGTAAGAATATAAAAGGTAAGGACTATGATCACAAAGATGGTAGGTTTAAATCTGTTAAAGCTAATAGAGGTAACGACGGTAAAGGAACTAAAAAAGAAAGCTAATGCCAGGAAGTAAAGCACAAAACGACATGTTTGAAGCATCACCTATAAAACAATATACGCAGGAAGGTAATCCTTTCCCTGTTACTAGTTGTGGTAGACGTAGAAATGACGGTTCACCTTTATTTAAAAAGAAACGTAAAAAAAGTAATGAACCTAGAAAAACTACTAAAGGTAAAGGTAGAAACTTCCGTACTGTAAAAGAAGGTGCTGGGATGACAGCTAAAGGTGTTGCGGAGTATAAACGTAAAAATCCAGGTAGTAAATTAAAAACAGCAGTAACTGGTAAAGTTAAACCAGGTAGTAAAGCTGCTAAACGTAGAAAATCATTCTGCGCTAGATCAAAAGGTTGGACCGGTGAAAGAGGTAAAGCTGCTAGACGTAGATGGAAATGTTAAAATAAATAATTATGCCATATAAATCAGATGCACAAAGAAAAGCTGTATGGGCTAGTAAAGCCGATGGTGGTAAAGGTAATCCAAATAAAATGAAAAAAAGCTCCGCACTTAAAAAAATATCAGCTGCATGTAAATCAGCGGCTAAACGTAAATTTAAAGTATGGCCTAGTGCTTATGCTTCTGGTTGGGGTGTAAGATGTACTAGAGCTGGTGGTCCAAGTAAATTTGGTGGTGGTAAGAAAAAGAAAAAGTAATGTTTAAAGACTTTGATATATCAAGCTTTAAAAAAATGAAACCACCTAGTGATAATAGTTTCGATACGGCTCAAGAAATAAAAGCGCTTAAAAAAATACCTTTAAAAAAAGCTTTTGTTAAGAAGTATGATAATATAGAAGCTGCATTTAAAAAGACAGCGGAAGAGCAAGGTGTTAAAGATTACGATAAAAATATTGCTAAAAAACTTATAAAAGCTTCTGCACCTGTAATATTAGAACTAAAGAAACACCACAATAGACCAAGACCTTACGAGTTAGATAAAAATTTAAGTAAGGTTAAAATGGATTCAATGAATACACCATCGTATCCATCTGGTCATTCTGCACAAAGCATACTGATAGCATCGGTATTAAAAGATAAGTATGGTAAAAGCTCTGCATTTATGCAAACAGCTAAAAACATATCTGACAGTAGAAACGTGGCACATGCTCATTATAAGAGCGACAGTACCTTTGGTAACAAACTAGGAAAATCAATGTATAAACATATTAAACAAACTTAAAATGAAAAAAGCACCCGCAAAAATGGCAAAAAAATCTCCTGCTAAAAAAGCTTTAGTTGGAAAACAAGATAGACTGCCTGAAAATCTTAAAAAAGAAATATTATCTGCTACTAAAATGAAAAAAGCTGCAATGAAGCTTAAAAAAGATTCAGTAATGATGATGAAAAAAGCAGCAATGAAAATGAAAAAAGTTTCTGCTATGAAACTAAAGATGAAGAAAAAGTAAATGTACGACATAAAGTCTAAACTTGCTAAAGATAGTCCGCTACCTTGTTGGAAGGGTTATAAAAGAAAACCTGGAACAGCAGAGTTTAGTAAAGGTAGTTGTGTAAAAGCTTCTCCTATAGCTAAAAAGAAAAAACAAAAAGGCGGTGGAACTACTAAAACATGTTTACCAGCTGATAAAATACGCAGTATGAGTAAAGAGCAAAGAAAAAAGCTTGTTGATGCTAAAAAATCAGCTGGAGCAAAAGGCAAATATAGACGTTCTTCAAAAACAAACGTAAAAGGCGCTCGTAAAAAAGGTGCTACACTCCGCGACTGGTTTAAAAAAGAAGACTGGAGAAGGGTAGATGATCCTTCTAAAAAGTGCGGAGAATAAAATAGGGAAACCTATACCAATTTAAACAATTATTAACCTAAAACCAAAATTATGACTTATTTGTATTACAAGACCAGTACAATTACTGGCAACCAAAAACCTAACGAAAAAACTATTGAGCAGTGGCAACATCTTGCAGACAAAAAGAACTGGAGGATAACGCAATTACCTAATGGTTTTTACCAAACAGAGGTTTCAAATCCAGAAAATGATAAAAACTGGCATGATATTACTCGTAGAGAGACAATAGAAGGTGCTGAAGCTGCTATAAATGGTAGCGTTGATCATTTTGCTAAAAAACTAGAGGCTACAAAAGGCCCAAAGGTTGTAAAAACTTTCGAATAAACTCAAATATACTTAAATTTAATTAAATATGGAATACAATCAACCAAGTGAGATTGTAAAAGATCTCAATTTTGGCAAAAAAGCCAAAGATAAAGTAATAGCTGGCGTTGAAAAGCTAGCTCAAGCAGTAAAATCAACATTAGGTGCTTCTGGTAAGTGCGTAATATACGAGGACGCGCGTGGAAACCCGGTCATAACAAAAGATGGAGTAACCGTAGCAGAAAGCGTAGTCTTATTTGACCCGGTGGAAAACATGGGAGCAACACTAATTAAAGAAGCTGCTAGAAATACAGTGAGAGAAGCAGGTGATGGTACTACTACAGCTACCGTCCTTGCTGAAGCACTAATAAAAGAAGTTAACACAAGTGATGTTAACACAAGAGAAATAAAAGACGGTATAAAATCCGGACTTAAAAAGGTAAACGATTACCTAGATAAGATTTCTGTCAAGATCGAGGGCGATATGCTGGAATCTGTTAGTTCGATTAGTTGTAACAATGATAACGAGCTAGGAAAGATTATAGCAGAAGCTTATACTAAAGTAGGTAAAGATGGTGTGGTATTAATGGAAGAGTCACCAACTGAAGAAACATACGTTGAAGTTGTAGATGGCGTACAGATAGACTCAGGACTCACATCCCCACATTTTATTACTGATAAGGACAAGCAGATATGTGAGCTTGAAAACCCATTAGTATTAATAGTATCTTCAGAAATACCAAACATAAGAAAAATACAGACAGTATTAGAACACGTTATAAAGACTAAACGACCACTACTTATAGTGGCTCCAGTAGACCAACAAGTAAAAGCTGCTCTTCTTATGAATAAGGTAAAAGGTAATATAAAAGTTAATATAGTTGACTTACCAGGCTTTGGTCCTACTAAACAAGATACAGTTGAAGATCTTGCTTTTTTAGTTGGAGCAAAAGTAATAAACGAACAACTAGGTGATGATCTTGATTTAATCGACGTTGATTGTTTAGGTGAAGCTTATACTGCAATTACAGATGACAAAAATACTGTATTAACTATAGATACTCCAGAAGACGAAATGAAAGAAAGAATAGAGAGTATTAAGAAAACTATAGATAAATGGGAGAAAAACCCGTTTATACAAAAGAAACACAGACAAAGGTTAGCAATGCTATCAGGTTCAGTAGGTATGGTTAAGGTAGGTGCTAATTCTAAAGTTGAGATGAAAGAGAAGAAAGATAGAGTAGAAGACGCTATTTACGCTACTAAAGCTGCTTTAAAAGAAGGTATAGTACCTGGTGGTGGAGTTGCGCTAATGGACGCTTCTGCAAAAATCACCGCTAAAGCGGGTGGTGAAGAGATACTACTTAAAGCTATTCAAGCTCCTTTCAAAACTATATTAGATAATGCTAGTATTGAATATCCAGACGATGGTAAACAATGGAGTAAAATGGAAGGTGAAGGTGTAGACGTTGTAACTGGTAAAGAAGTTGACATGATCAAAGAAGGAATAATAGATCCAGTACTTGTAACTAAGTCAGCACTTAAAAACGCGGTAAGCGTAGTTTCAACAATAATATCTGCAAATTGTGTAATTTCAAACATGAGAATGAATGAAAGCAATTAATAGATATATAATAATAAAAAATATAAAGACAGAACCTAAAAAGGTTGCTGGTCTTATAATGACGGATGATACAGATGTAGATAACCGTTATATAAAAGCAAATATAATATCGTGTGGCAACTTAGTTGAAGGGTTGAACAACGGAGACACGATATATTACGACAAACATGCTGGGCACGATATTTCGTGGCAAGATACTCTTTATAGAGTTATTCGTGATGGAGACGTCATTTTAGTATGCTAGTTGTTACCACAACCCAGTAACAGCGAACTTAAACTAATTATTAACTAAAAAAATTATTAAAAATGGGAAGAGTATTTTTTAACACAAGAGAAAACATCCACACATTAGATTCAGGTGTTTCTGCTTATCAATGTTTAGCTAGTGATTCTGGCAAAACGTTTGTACTTCAAAGTGCATCGGCTATGGCAATTACGTTGCCTGCTGACGCTGATATTGAATTTGGCTGGCATTGTAGATTCTTAATGAATCTAGATAATGATAACGCTTATCTTATTAAGTGTTCAGACACGACAAATCAAATGTTTGATGGAGGAGTTAACTATCAAATAATTGCTGATGCTACAGCAAATGTTTTTCAAGGTTACGCTGCGGCTGCTGCTGACGACAGTCAAATAGCGCTTGACACTAACTTAGATGACAACCAAGCAAAACAAGGATCTTACGTTGACATTATATATGTTGAAACAAATAGATTTATGGTATCTGGTCACGTAGCTTCAGCAGATGCTGATGGTACTGGAGCAGCTATATTTAGTAACATATAATAGCTTAGCTTAACAAAAATATTATTACCACGCTATCTATTTAGGTGGCGTGGTACTAATAGATTAACCTAAACCGTAAACCTCCAAACTTTAAACTCAAAACGAACAAACAAATTATTAATCAAAAAATTAAAAAATTATGAATTATTTATATTTCACAGAGGCGGATTTAAGTTCTACTGCGGCAACTGGCGAGGGTGCTATGTATCCTGCTAGTGCTTTTATAGGTTTAGATCCTATCTCAAATACAACCACTAGGTTGTCTTTTAAAGCTAGAAATGGTACAGCTGTTGATGATGATGTGTTATTGCAACACGCTACAGGAAAGCATAAAGAAGTTGCTGAATTAATAGCATCTGTTTTAGCGCCAAGCCCTGTAACAAGAACTAAATTTATTGTAGTTGCAGACGAGGCTAATAGTGTTTATTTAGATAACGGTAACGGCGCTGGTTTAACTGGAACTGTTGAAGTAACAACTATAGCTTAATTATTAATTTTAAAAAAAAATAAAAAAAAATGGAAAGATATTTTTATTTCGGAGAAGATGATGTTGCAACTACAGGAGAGTCTTGTATGTTTGCTTTATCTTCGTTTTTAGGTATGACACCTGCGAGTAGCTCTACAACAACTATGCATTTTCAAGCTAGAAATGGAACTGCGGCTGACGATGTTGTAACGGTAACTCACACTGGTACAACACCAAAAGTTTTCATGACAGAAATGGTTAAATTTATGCAAGCTAATCAAAGAAATCCTTTTTTGATAGTGCATGATGGAGAAAGCGGTAGCTCAATTGGAAACTTACCTAATAGCAAAAAAATTACTAGCGTAGCAATAGCTACTGTTGCTTAATTATTAACTTTAAAAACAAATCAAAATGGAAACATACTTATATTTTGCAGAAAACTTAGGCGCTGACGCGGCCGGTGATTGCTGTGTTTATCCAGCGTCTACTTTTACTGGTGTGGATCCTGTTAGTGATACAACAACAAGAATATCATTTAAAGCTCAAGCTGGTACAGCTGCTGACGATGATATACTAGTTACGCATGTAACAGGTAAATTCAAATCAATTTGTGAGGCATTAGCGGATGCTTTATCAGACGATAGTGGAGAGTTAGTTATATTCATGGACGAAGACAATGCTGTTTATAGTAAAAAACTTCGTGACTTAGGATGTATTGACTCTAGTACAGCACTTAATATCACTTTAGGCTAATAAGTGAGATTAACCGCGCAAGATTTGCGTGAATTAAATATCCTTAAGTATTACAGGCTCACTAGAAAATGGGTCTGTAAAACTTACGGGTTAAAAGACGCAGACTTAGAATTATTAATTTATTTAGATTGTAAAGGAAGATTTACACGAAACGATTTTATCAACGGAGTTTACACATACTCATGGGATAAAGCAAGATGGGAGAGGCTTAGAAAAGCAGGTTGGATAGAAACTTGGAGGCATCGTAATAGAACTACTATTATGTACTCTGTGTTTAAAACCTCTTTTAAATGCTCTCAAATGATAAGTAGAATATACAGAATACTTTTAGGTGAAGAAGACTTACCAACATCTGATCGTAGTATATTTTTTAATAACAAATCATATACAGACAAAGTTTATAATAAAGCTATAGATGATATGATTAAAGATAAAGATAGATGAAAATAAAAACAAATAAAACTCCATTTAAAATGAAGTCACCAATGAAAATAAACGGTGCTAAACGTATTGGTGATATGATGAAAAAAGCTGCTAGTGACCGCACAATAATTAAACCTCTAGATTCTTTATTAGACAACATTGTTAGTCATGGTAGAAGTCAAAAAAATTATACAGAAGATCCAAAATTTCAATCAAAACACAAAACGAAAAAAACATTTTAAAATGGGATTTAAACTAGGTACAAATAGAGGTTTAGAAGCTACAAGAGGTGAGATTAAAACTAAAATGCGTTTTGGTCAAGAAGCTGGTGGTGATGCGTCTGTACCTGGAACACCTGTTATTAGAAAACCTTTAGCAGAAGGAATACTTGGTGAAGCTAATATGGACGGTAGTATATATATTAGTAATAAAATAGAACCAGGTAGTTTTGAAGAAAGACAGGTTGTAAATCACGAAATGAAACATGCTACTGATATGAAAATCGGTAGACTAGCTTACACAGATGACTATGTGTTATATAACGGCGATATGTTTTTAAGAAAAGACGTAAACGGCGTTGATTCTATATTGGTAGACGGTAAATGGAAACCTGCAGGAGATGATGATTTTCCTTGGGAAAAAGAAGCAAATATTAGCAATGGTCATGAACATATTTAAAGATAATAACGACTGGAACGAAAAATCTATAGTAGGATTTATTGCATTTGCAATAATGTGTGTAATAATGATAATGGATCTTGCCACTGGTTATACGGGTAAAGATCTGGTAATTAATGAATTTGTATACGATTCTTTTGTGTTTGTTGTGCTAGGGTGTTTTGGTATAAGCGGATTAGAAAAGTTTGCAAAAAAATAAAATTAAATGAGTATAATAGGAAAAATATTCTCTTCTGGTGCTGGAGACTTGGTAAAGAACGTAGGTGGAGTTATAGATAATTTAACTACATCAAAAGAAGAAAAGCTAGAAGCAGAAAGAAAAGTAAAAGAACTAATAGCTAACTATGAGATTGAAATGGAAAAGAACATTACATCTCGTTGGGAAGCAGATTTAAAATCAGATTCATGGCTTAGTAAAAACGTTAGGCCTATGACATTAATATTTTTAATAGTATGCACCATGCTATTAATATTTATAGACGCTGGTGCATTAAAGTTTGAAGTTAAATCATCATGGGTTGATTTACTTCAATTAGTATTAATAACAGTGATCGGAGCTTATTTTGGTGGTCGATCATTTGAAAAAGTAAAAAAATAAAACTATGCATTCAAAATACAATTTAGCAACACTGAAACCAGATATTAACGTATTGTTTAGAGCTGCGTCTGGTGGTAATGATATACTGTTTGATTGGACACCAATTGAAATACCTTCGGGTACTTGCGTATTAAAAACAATTCAAGGCACTATTATTGGTATAGATGGTAGCACTGGTAATGCTGCTGATTTTCAGCTTTTCTTTGCAAAAAGTATAGATGGAGCCGCACCAGCTACATTTGGAACAGTACATGCTGCTACATCAGCTACAATAGCTGCTGCGTTTAGAAGAAATATAATAGGACAAATTTTTATTGACGCATCCGCAACTAACGTAGCAGATCTTACTTATAATGTAATAACTATAGGTGGTCAATCTGCTAGTGCTGATCATGTTGGCGATGGAGGTTTTCAGCTTTATTTACAAGGAGAACCTCATGTAACTAGAAAAGGTTTTCAAACAATATACGTAGCAGGTTTAGCGCACGGCGCGGCACAAAGTTATAGCACAGAAGTAGATCTTGATATGTCTGGTAATCAAGCCGCATCTACAGCAGCCGTACAAATTACAACATCTGGAACAGATCCTAGAACTGTATTCCAACCTGGTGATATAGTAATAGGTCATACGGATACAGTTGAAATGGAAGTTGTTTCCGTAGACAGCGCAACAACAATGACAGTAAAAAATGTTAGCGCACAAATAGACCACACAGAAGAGCTTATGCTTAAAAATCCAATTAATTTACAACTTGGATTAGAATATTAAAACAAATTAAAATTAACTTAAATTAAATAAACATGGCAAAAACAAAAACAAAAAAAGAAAAAATCGTAGACTTAAAACCTGAAAAAATTTCAGAAGAGCAACTAAAAGAAATACAAGATGTTGTTAATAGTATAAATAGAGCTCAAATGGATATGGGTATTTTAGAAACGAAAAAACACCACTTATTACACATAGTTGCTGGGCATCAAGAAACTTTATCTAAAAAACAAGAAGAGTTTGAAAAAGAGTACGGTACTGCTGATATTAATATTCAAGATGGTACTATAAATTATCAAAAAGAAAATGGCGAAGTTAATAAGGAAGATTAGTGTAGGTAAAGACTACAAAAACGACGCTATGCATTATGCTGTTGGGCAAGAGGTTTATGGTGGGCATACTATTTGCGATATAATAGAAGAAGACGATAAGTTTTCTATTTATATTAAAAAAAATAAAGATGTTTTACCTTGGAAGGACTTTAACAAAAACATGGCTGTATCTGTAGAGTATAATTTAGAATACTAATGAAGAGTGTTTACAACTTTGTTGTAACACCAAAAGGGCAAAGATATAACAATACTAAAAAGGTTGGAGACTCAGAGTTAATACTTAATACTGAAATTTTCAATCATCAATATGTTAATAGAGAGGCTATTGTTATATCAACTCCAATAGTAGGTGATACAGATATAAAACCAGGTGATACTGTCATAGTACATCACAATGTTTTTCGTAGATGGCATAATATAAAAGGTGTAGAAAAAAACAGCAGAGCTTATTTTAATGAGTCTACTTACCTTATAAACAATGATCAAATTTTTTTATACAAAAGAAACAAAGAGTGGATTGCTCCAAAAGGTTATTGTTTTGTTAAGCCTTTAAAAGCTGTAGATCAATTTAATATTAAATCTGAAAAACCTTTACAGGGTGTAGTTAAGTATTCGGACGGTACAGTTGAAGTTAATGATTTAGTTGGTTTTAGACCAAGCAGTGAATACGAGTTTATTGTTGACAATGAAAGACTATATCGAGTTTTATCTAATTTTATTACAATCAAATATGAATATCAAGGAAACGAAGAAACGTATAATCCAAGCTGGGCACAAAGCAGTTGAGGAGCTAATTAAAGTAGCTAAAGAAGCTATTGTAGATAGTGACGATGATATATCAGCTGACAGATTAAAAAATGCAGCAGCTACTAAAAAGCTAGCTATATTTGATGCGTTTGAAATATTAAACAGAATCCAAGAGGAAGAAAATATACTTGATGGTAAAGATCCTGAAGAAAAAAAACAAAGGGTGTTTAAAGGATTTGCAGAGGGAAGATCAAAATGAAATACGAGCAAAGTTTAATTAAAATAATAGAACCTATAAAAAAGACTACTATAAGTAGACTTAATAAAAGTAAAAAATGGAAATATGGATACAATAAAGAACATGATGTTATCGTTATATCAAAAACTGGTCAAATTGGTGAAATATATGAAATCCAAAATTTGCGAATTGCGTTGCCAAAAGTGCCAAGGCAAGTGTTCAAACATGAGCTAAACAAGTGGGTAAAATTTAATCAACCAAAAGAACTAACAAGACTTAAAAATATATTTGACTGGAGATCTTATCCAGACGAAGCTAAAGACCAGTGGTTTGATTACATAGACGAAGAGTTTAAAAGAAGAGATGAAGGTTTTTGGTTTGTAAATAATAACAAGCCAACATATATAGTAGGTACTCATTATATGTATCTTCAATGGAGCAAAATAGATGTAGGTGCGCCTGACTTTAGAGAAGCTAATAGGTTATTTTATATATTTTGGGAAGCTTGTAAAGCTGATAAAAGATGCTACGGTATGTGTTATTTAAAAAATAGACGTTCCGGTTTTTCTTTTATGTCATCAGCAGAAACAGTTAACTTAGCTACTTTAGCGAGTGATAGTAGATATGGGATACTTTCTAAAACAGGTGCTGATGCCAAAAAAATGTTTACAGACAAAGTCGTACCAATCAGTATTAATTACCCATTTTTCTTTAAACCAATACAAGACGGTATGGACCGTCCTAAAACAGAACTAGCCTATAGAGTACCAGCTAGCAAGTTTACGCGAAAGAAAATAACAAGTGGTGAAAAGCTTGAAGAGTTAGAAGGATTAGATACTACTATTGACTGGAAAAATACAGGTGATAACAGTTATGATGGTGAAAAACTAGCGCTATTAGTACACGATGAGAGTGGTAAATGGGAAAGACCTGATAATATATTAAACAACTGGAGAGTTACAAAAACATGTTTACGATTAGGTAGTAGAATTATTGGTAAATGTTTGATGGGCTCTACTTCAAATTCATTAGATAAAGGTGGAGAAAACTTCAAAAAATTATATACAGCATCAGATGTCACTAAAAGAAATAGAAATGGTCAGACAAAATCTGGTTTATATTCTTTGTTTATCCCAATGGAATGGAACTATGAGGGATTTATTGACGAGCACGGACTTCCTGTCTTTATTACTCCTAGCTCAGACGTGTTCGCCCCAGATGGAGAATTAATAGACGTAGGAGTTGTAGATCATTGGCAGAATGAAGCAGAGGGTTTAAAAGGAGATCAAGACGCTTTAAACGAGTTTTATAGGCAATTTCCAAGAACTGAAGAACATGCGTTTAGAGATGAAACAAAAAACAGTATATTTAATTTAGTAAAAATATACGAACAGATAGACTACAACGAAGAAATGGCTAGAACTCTTGGTATTACAACTGGTAATTTTCAATGGGTTAACGGTATAAAAGATTCACAAGTAATTTTTTATCCAGATCCAAAAGGTAGATTTAAAGTTAGTTGGGTTCCAAAGCAAGAATTACAAAACAGAGTTGTATTAAAAAACGGTATAAAATATCCTGGTAACGAACATATGGGAGCCTTTGGCTGTGATTCATATGATATATCAGGCACCGTAGATGGTCAAGGCTCTAAAGGAGCATTACACGGACTTACTAAGTTTAGCATGGAGGACGCTCCAGCAAATAGCTTTTTTTTAGAGTACTTGTCAAGACCACCTACGGCTGAAATATTCTTTGAAGATGTTTTAATGGCATTAGTATTTTACGGTATGCCAATACTCGCAGAGAACAATAAACCTAGATTACTTTATTATCTTAGAAGAAGAGGTTATAGAGGTTTTAGTATGAATCGTCCAGATAAAATATGGAATAAATTATCTGTTGCAGAAAAAGAAGTTGGAGGAATACCTAACACTAGTGAAGACATAAAACAAGCTCACGCTGCCGCTATTGAAATGTATATTCAAGATCACGTTGGTATGAAACAAGATGGTACGTTTGGTGATTTATATTTTAATAGTTTACTAAATGACTGGGCTAAGTTTGATATAAATAAAAGAACAAAGTTTGACGCAACAATAAGTTCTGGTTTAGCAGTAATGGCTAACAATAGACACTTGTATAGACCTAACGCTAAAATTAAAAAACCTAAGTTAAACATAAGTATTGCAAAGTATAAAAACTCAGGCAATACATCACAAATAATTAAATAATAAATATGGCATATTCTGGCATTAAAAGTTATTTTCCAAGTCAAGCCGTTAGCGATGCTGAAAAGCTAAGCTATGATTACGGTTTAAAAGTAGGTAAAGCTATAGAAACAGAGTGGTTTAATGACGACAGAAATAATAATAGATATAGAAACAATTACAATAATTTCCATAATTTAAGATTATACGCTAGAGGCGAACAATCAATTCAAAAATACAAAGATGAGTTATCTATCAATGGTGATTTATCTTATCTCAACTTAGACTGGACTCCAGTCCCAATAATCCCAAAATTCGTAGATATATTAGTTAACGGAATGTCACAAAGAACTTATGACATTAAAGCCTTTTCTCAATCTCCAAATGGTGTTGACAAAAGAACAAAATACATGCAAGATATTTTAGATGATATGAAAACTAAAGAGTTTGATGTTGCGATGGATGAAGAGTTTGGTGTAAACACTAGAGAAAGTACTATAGAAGAATTACCAACAAACGTTGAAGAGCTAGGTATACACATGCAATTAAACTACAAACAAGCTGTTGAGTTAGCAGAAGAGCAAGCTATAAATGTTTTAATGCAGGGTAATAAATACGATTTAATTCAAAAAAGATTTTATTACGACTTAGCTGTTTTAGGTATAGGTTGTGTCAAAACAAGTTTTAATACTTCTGAAGGTGTTACTATTAATTATGTAGATCCAGCTAACTTAGTTTATTCTTACAGCGACTCTCCTTATTTTGAAGATATATATTATGTTGGTGAAGTTAAATCAATACCAGTTAACGAATTGGCAAAAGAGTTTCCTCATTTAACAGAAAGTGATCTTGAGGATATTATGAAAAACAAATCTTATCAAAAAAACAGTAATAGAAGTAAATACAACTCTGATAAAGAAGATAACAATAAAATACAAGTTTTATATTTTAATTATAAAACCTATATGAACGAGGTTTATAAGTTAAAAGAAACTTCAACTGGAGCTGAAAAAGCCATAGAAAAAGATGACTCATTTAATCCACCAGAAAACAAAGAAGGTGGTTATTCAAAGCTACAAAGAAATATAGAGGTATTATATGATGGAGCTATGATACTTGGTACAGATAAATTACTTAAATGGGAGATGGCTTCAAACATGATGCGTCCTAAAAGTGATTTTACAAAAGTTAAAATGAATTACGCTATTGTCGCGCCGCGTATATACAACGGTAAAATAGAATCTTTAGTAAGAAGAATAACTGGTTTTGCTGATATGATACAGTTAACACATTTAAAACTTCAACAAGTTATGGCCCGTATGGTGCCAGATGGTGTTTATTTAGATGCTGATGGTTTAGCGGAAATAGACTTAGGTAATGGTACAAATTATAATCCACAAGAAGCTTTAAACATGTTTTTCCAAACTGGATCTGTAATAGGTAGATCATTTACTTCTGAAGGTGATATGAACCCTGGTAAAGTACCTATTCAAGAAATCACATCTGGGTCTGGTGGTAATAAACTACAAGCTTTAATTGGTACATATAATTACTACATGCAAATGATAAGAGATACTACCGGTTTAAATGAAGCTAGAGATGGTAGTACACCAGATAAAAACGCATTAGTTGGAGTGCAAAAACTAGCAGCAGCAAATTCAAACACAGCTACAAGACATATGCTGCAAGCTGGTTTATATTTAACAGCTGAAACAGCAGAGTGTTTATCATTAAGAATATCTGATGTTTTAGAATATTCTCCTACTAAAGATGCTTTCATTCAAGCTATAGGCTCACACAATGTGGCTACATTAGAAGAAATGTCAGAACTACATTTATATGATTTTGGTATATTTATAGAACTTCAACCAGATGAAGAAGAAAAAGCAATGCTTGAAAATAATATTCAAATGGCTTTACAACAAAAAAATATAGAATTAGAAGACGCTATAGACGTTAGAGAAATAAAAAATATTAAACTAGCAAATCAACTTTTAAAAATAAGAAGAAAGAAAAAACAAGAGGCTGATAGAAAGATGCAAATGGAAAATATACAAGCACAGTCTCAAGCTAACACACAAGCAGCTCAACAAGCTGCTCAAGCTGAAATGCAAAAAAACCAAGCTTTAACGCAGTCTAAAGCTCAACTAGCACAAATACAAGCTCAGATTGATATGGAAAAAATGCAACAAGAAGTTGAAGCTAAAAAACAATTAATGGAATTAGAATTTAATTATAACATGCAACTTAAAGGAATTGAAGTTGATGGTATGAAAGATAGAGAAAAACAAAAGGAAGATAGAAAAGATGAAAGAACAAAGATCCAAGCCTCACAACAATCAGAGCTTATTGATCAAAGAAAAACAGGTAAACCACCTAAAAGCTTTGAATCAGCAGGTAATGATATAATAGGTGGCGGTTTTGATTTAGAGGCTTTTGAGCCTAAATAAAAATTTATTAACTATTATTATATTATATTATGGAAGAAAACAAAGAAAACGTAGTTGAAGAAACTACAAAACAAGAACAACCTAAAGAAGAAGTTACAAAGGTTGATCTAAGTAAATTTAAAAGTAAAGATGACGATAGTGTCATTAAAGTAGACTTAAATAAAACACCAAAAACAAAAGAAGACACCGTTTCAGAGCAGGACACAGATGAAGTTTCTGCAAGCGACAAATCCGAAACTAGCGAAAAAGTAGTTGAAGAAATTGTAGAAGAAAAAACTGAAGAACCTACTGAAGAAAAAGAAGAAGTAGCTTTAGAAGAAATTACAGATGAAAAAGTAGATGAAAAAGTTGAAGAACTAGAAGAAAAGATAGAAGAAGCTGTAACTGAATCTCAAGAAACAGGTAAAGCAGTTCCAGAAAACATCCAAAAACTTATGGATTTTATGGAAGAAACTGGTGGTGATTTAGAAGACTACGTAAGGTTAAATCAAGATATTAGTAAGTTAAATGACAATGATGTTCTATATGAATATTACAAACAAACAAAACCGCATTTAACTAACGAAGAAATAAACTTTCTTATGGAAGATTCTTTTTCTTACGACGAAGAAGTTGACGAAGAAAGAGATATTAAAAGAAAAAAACTAGCGTTAAAAGAGCAAGTTGCTAATGCTAGGACCTACTTAGACGGGCAAAAGTCTAAACACTATGAAGAAATTAAAGCTGGGAGCAAGTTGACTTCCGAACAACAAAAAGCTGTAGATTTTTTTAATAGATACAACAAGGAGTCAGAAGAGAATAATAAAAAAGTTCAAAACACAGTTTCTGTTTTTAATAAAAAGACAGAAAGTTTGTTTAACAATAAGTTTAAAGGTTTCGAATACAATGTAGGAGATAAGAAATTTAGATTTAATGTTAAAGATGCTAAAGGTGTTAAAGATACACAAAGTGACATTAACAACTTTGTTAGAAAGTTTCTAAACAAAGACGGTACAATGGAAGACGCTAAGGGTTATCACAAATCACTTTATACAGCAATGAACGCTGATACTATAGCTCAACATTTTTACGAACAAGGAAAAGCTGATGCTTTAAAAGAAAGTATTGCTAAATCTAAAAACGTAAATATGGATCCACGACAATCTCAAAAAACAATAGATGCTGGTGGAGTAAAAGTAAGAGTGTTAGGTAATAATTCTTCTGATTTTAAGTTTAAAATTAAAAACAATAAATAACAATTAAAAATTTAAAATTATGGCAATTACTGCAGGAGGTAGTTTGAATAAAGTTCCAGCTTCACAGAAGCAAACGTTAAATTCAAATTATCTAGATCTTGCGTCAACAACTGGACAAGGTTGGGCGCAACAATACGTTCCAGATCTAATGGAGAAAGAAGCTGAGGTTTTTGGAAACAGAACAATCTCAGGATTTCTTTCGCAAGTTGGAGCTGAAGAGGCTATGACAGCTGATCAAGTTGTTTGGTCTGAACAATCAAGATTACATTTATCATACGTAGCGACTTTAGACGCGACTGGTGATACTAATGGTACTATAGCAATTACTTCTGATATTGATGGAAATACAGAAATGGGTTCTGATTCTACATCAGCTAGAAAACACGGTATTAGAGTTAATGACATGTTATTAATAGCACAAGCTGGTGTTGTAATTAAAGCATTAGCTGTTGAAACTCCAGATTCAAACGTTGTTTCAATTGAGCCTTACGCTAATGATATCGCAGATGATGAACTAGGCGATGGTACATGTACTGTATTGGTTATTGGTTCTGAGTACGGTAAAGGAATGTCTTATTCTGATGAAACTGGTACTTATAAATCTGATTCAAGAGGTGCTAACACTCCAACGTTTAAGTCTTATAATAATAAACCAATTATTATGAAAGATTACTACGAAGTTTCTGGATCTGATGCTTCTCAAATTGGTTGGATTGAGGTAACTGTAGAAGATGGTACAAGTGGATACTTATGGTATTTAAAAGCTGAAGGTGAAACTAGAGCTAGATTTACTGATTACTTAGAAATGAGTATGCTAGAAGCTGAAAAAACAGCTGCTGATTCTGCTATTGGCTTTGGTGCTGATGGTCAGACTAGAGGTGCTGCTGATTCTGGTGCTAACGGTTCTGGTACTGAAGGTTTATTTGCTGCTATTGAATCTAGAGGTAATTTAACTTCTGGTATTACTGGTGTTAACGCTGCTACTGATTTAGCTGAGTTTGATGCTATATTAGCTGAGTTTGATAATCAAGGTGCTATTGAAGAAAATATGATGTTTGTAAATAGAGCTACGTCTTTAGCTATTGATGACATGTTAGCTTCAATGAATTCTTACGGAGCTGGTGGTACTTCTTACGGAGTATTTAACAACTCTGAAGATATGGCATTAAATTTAGGTTTCTCTGGTTTCAGACGTGGATCTTACGATTTTTATAAGTCTGATATGAGATACTTAAATGATAAAGCTACAAGAGGTGGAATAAACTCTAGAGCAACTAGTGCTGCTATTCGTGGTGTTATTGTTCCAGCTGGTGTATCTTCAGTTTACGATCAAAGTTTAGGTAAAAACCTTAAGAGACCTTTCTTACACGTTAGATATAGAGCTTCTCAAACTGATGACAGAAGATTAAAAACTTGGGTTACAGGTTCAGTTGGGGCTGCTACATCTGCTTTAGATGCAATGCAAGTTCACTATTTATCTGAAAGATGTTTAGTTACACAAGGTGCTAATAATTTCATGTTACTGAAATAAGCATTTATTACTTTAAAAGAGGGTGGAGCTTAGTCTCCACTCCCTTTTATTTTTATTAATTTTATTATATATTATATTATGACAAAGAAAAAAGAAACAAAAACAGAGGTGGAAACAACTCCACCGGTTGTAGAACAACCAAAAGTTGAAAACGTAGTTGAAGCTACAACAGTTGTAGAAAAACCAAAAAGAGTTGAAAAGAAAAATACAATTTTAAAAGATGGTTGGGAGTTAAAAAATAGAATATACAGATTAAAAGGTAATAAAAAACCTTTATCTAGATCTATTAGATCTGCAAACATACACTGGTTTGATCAAGAAAAAGGTTACGAAAGAGAACTTAAGTACTGTCAAAATCAAAAAACTTGTTTTGTAGATGAAATGAAAGGCGACCAAAGACTAGAACATATTATTTTTAGAAATGGTATGTTAATTGTTGAAAGAGAAAAAACCGTTTTACAAAAACTACTTTCATTATATCACCCTGATAGAAACAAAATGTTTTATGAGGAAAAACCAGTTGCAAAAGCAATAAACCAAATAGCTTGGTTAGAGATGGAAATAGAAGCATTAAACGCGGCTAATAACATCGATATTGATATGGCAGAAGCTATAATGCGAGTTGAAGTTGGTTCTAAGGTATCAGACATGAGTTCTAAGGAGCTTAGAAGAGATTTGTTATTATACGCTAAAAGAAATCCAGAGCTGTTCTTAGAGTTAGTAAATGATGAAAACGTTGTACTTAGAAACTTTGGTATTAGAGCAACTGAAATGGGGATATTAAAATTATCTTCTGATCAAAGAACTTTTTCATGGGGATCTAATGATAGAAAACTAATGAATGTTCCATTTGATGAACATCCATACTCAGCTTTAGCCGCTTGG